ACATCTGCTGGTGCATTAATGGATTCTGAACTTACATCCATTGCAGATGTCAAAGCGTTAGATCAGTCAGTCGTGTCGGGTGCAAATCCTGTGTTCACCAATATCACCGCCCTTGTTGGTATTAGTGTGGGTGCTGGTGGTCTTACGTTCAGTGATGGCACTACCATGTCAACTGCTATTAGAACAGATTCATACACAGGACAAATTGAGACTGCCGCAGATAAAACATATTTCCTTGATCCCTTTGTTTCGACTAATAGAACGATTACAAAGTATTTTATTCAAGCGGGATCTGGTACTGTCACTGCTACTTTGAAGCATGGTGCTTCTGGTGTCACTGCTGCAAGTGTCAGCACAACGAGTGGAGACCAAATTTCTCTTGCCAATACAGCAGTTTCAGCAGGAGCAAGTCTTTGTATTATAACTTCGAGTAACTCGTCTGCTACTGATGTTATATTTGGTGTGGAGTATACTACAACACTATGACTCCTCCACGCTGGTTATTCTTTCCTACGCAGTCAACGGTGGCACAGTACATCTATGAGGTTCAAACTGATAGAACTGTCATTCGTGGTGCAGCATCAGCAACTAAAAGAAAACAGGACAGCACGGGAACAGAAAGTGGTAGTCTGGCTGATCAATTTGCTCCGTTTGCTGTAAGTTCCCAATTCGAACGAAATACTACTAACCTCATTCGAGTCAAGTTTAGTAATGATACAAGTACGTCAGGATTTGAAACCAAGGCTGATATAGGAAATAATTTGACCTCCATCACACTTACTGTGGGAGGTAATGTATTTACACCAGCGTCAGTTTCCATTGGTGGTCAGAACGCTAACCCTAGATTTGATATGGCAACGAGTGACGGTTCTGCTGGAACTTTTTGGTCTGATAACAATCTTGATGATACAGACAACATAACTATAATTGTCACTATAACATTCTAATATAAGGAACTTACCATGATTAACATTCAACACTATGCGGCTCTTATTGCCGATGTCAATAAGATGCAATCGAGGCTTGAAGCCATTGCATACAACTTCAAAGAAGTGGCACCTAAAACTGATCTAGACACTCAGTTGATTGATGCTCTAGTTGCCACCGCAACGGGTCTTCTGGCAAATGCAGAAACCATCAAAAGCATCGCATACGATCCAACCTCAGAATAAGATAGTAGTTTAGCAGCAAAGTAACTTGACTTTCGGTGAGAAGATGCTATTATATACGTATGATTATACACAAACTACAATCCAACGTAATCGTTCCAGAACGTCAAACTGAGTGGTCTGCCTGTTTTGATGTTCATGCTCACCTTCGTGGACCAGTAATTTCTGAGGACAGAACACCCAACTTCAAAAAGGTTACAATCATTGATCGGACTAATACCCGATCTGATGTATCCCCCGAGGTGACATGGGAGAGTGATACTCCTCATACCAAAATTACTATTCCACCAAACAGCCGTGCGCTGATCCCAACTGGAATGGTGTTTGATATTGAACCAGAATATTCGGTTCGTATGCATCCCCGTTCGGGACTTGCTTGGAAGTATGGAGTTACAATGGTAAACTGCGAAGGAGTTATCGACGCAGACTACAGAGAAGAAGTTTTTGTTCCTCTCTTCAATACAACTGAAGTGCCTTATGTCATTGAACATGGTGATAGGGTTGCACAATTTGAAATTATTCGTTATTATGATAGTGTAACTTATCTCTCTTCTACCACCGCCAAGGCAGAGAATAAGACTGATAGAGTTGGTGGATTTGGATCAACTGGAGTATAAATTATGAATCGTAAAGAACTTCTCAATCATCACGCTGAACTATGTGAAAAAGCTGTTCGTATTATGAAGAAAAAGAATCATGATTACGCTGGACAAGATGGTGGACAACCTTTCGCAAACTTCGAGCGTTGTGAAGCTATGGGTGTTTGTTCTACGGAACAGGGATTCCTTGTTCGTGTTATCGACAAGGTTTCACGTCTTGCTACCTTTGTGGAAGCAGGAGAACTCAAGGTTGACAACGAAGGCTATGAGGACGCAGTTCTCGATATCGTCAACTACATGATTCTGTTCTCGGCTTTTGTCAAGGACAAGAATGAAAGTGAAGTGACTGAGGAATCTCCAGAGCTTCCATCTTTCAACATGCACACCGATGATACACAAGATCTTCCTACTTCCCAAAACAGCGTCATGCATCACCCCGTCTGAACAATGAAATTTTATACAAATGTAGCTGTGCGTGGGGACAACATCCTCTACAGAGGCTATGAAAACGGAACTCCGATTCAGGAGAAGGTTCCCTTTCAGCCTACTGTGTTTGTCCCCACGAAGGAATCAAGTGAGTGGAAAACACTTCATGGAGCAAACGTTGAACCGTTTGTTGCTGGTGGTATTTACGACACACGGAAATTTATCAAAGACTATAAGGGTGTCGCTGGGTTTTCTGTTCACGGTGTAACTGATTTTCAATATCAATACATCAGTGATCGCTTCCCACAAGAGATGGAGTATGATCCATCACAACTTAAGACAGCTAATATCGACATTGAAACTACTTCTGATGGTGGGTTTCCTAACACAGAGAACCCAACAGAATCTATCATTGCAATCACCGTAGATTTTGGTGGTGATATACACGTGTTCGGTGTGAATCATTTTCATATTGATCGAGATGACATAACGTGTCATGTTCATACAAACGAACGCGACATGCTTTTGGATTTCATCTCTCTGTGGGATAACGAGAAACCAGATATCGTGACGGGATGGAACATTCGTTTCTTTGATATTCCATATCTCGTCAACCGAATTCGTTTTATCCTAGACAACAAGGAAGAGAAGTTTCTATCTCCGTGGCGTGTTTTGAAAGAAAGAAACATCACACGGATGAACAGGGAACATAATGTTTACGAGTTGTTGGGCATTGCAACTCTAGACTACTATGAACTTTACACCACGTTTACCTATGTCACTCAAGAATCATATAGACTTGATCACATCGCATTCGTGGAACTGGGTGAACGCAAACTTTCGTATGATGAGTTTGACAGTATGGCAGAGTTCTACAAGAAGGACTTTCAGAAGTTCGTTGAGTATAATGTCAAGGACGTTGAACTCGTCGGTAAACTAGAAGACAAGCTCAAGCTACTGGAACTGGCGACTTCTCTTGCGTACTCAGCCAAAGTAAACTTGATGGATATCTTCTCTCAGGTTCGAACGTGGGATCAGATCATCTATCACTTCCTACAGAAGAAGAAGATTGCAATACCACCAAAGTCAATGACGAGGAAAGATACTCAGTATGAAGGTGCGTATGTCAAGGAACCAATCGCTGGTAAGCATGATTGGATTGTTTCATTCGACTTGAACAGTCTGTATCCCCACCTGATCATGCAGTACAACATCAGTCCCGAGACGCTCATTCCTATGGAGGATGGTGAGAGGTTTGGTATTGGACCAAACACCATTCTAAATGCTGGAGAGAGTCAATGCAGTAGTAAAGCATACAAGAAGATACAAAACTTTAAAAACATGGGATACTCTGTTGCAGCGAATGGAACTTGCTACCAAAAGGACAAGCAAGGGTTCCTCGCTGAGTTGATGGAAACCATGTACAAAGAACGTAGTATGTACAAGAAGAAGATGATCGACTGTCAGAAACGACAGCAAGCAGGGGAGTCTGGTTTAGAAAATCAGATTGCGAAGTTTAACAACTTCCAGTTGGTTCGTAAGATTCAATTGAACTCTGCTTATGGTGCGATTGGTAACGAGTGGTTTCGATACTACGATGTCCGCATGGCGGAAGCAATCACACTGTCTGGTCAGTTGAACATTCGATGGATCGCGGACAAGTTGAATGAGTTTCTGAATGAAACTCTTGACACCGACGACTATGACTACATCGTTGCAAGCGACACAGACTCGGTGTACCTTCGTCTATCCAACCTAGTGGATAAGGTTCTTCCTGACTGCGATGACAAAGCTAAGATTACAAACTTCCTGAACAAAAGTTGTGCAGAAATTATCCAACCATTTATCGACAAGAAGTATGACGAGTTGGGTAAGATGCTGAACGTCTTCGAGAATAAGATGGTGATGGAACGCGAAGTTATCGCGGACAAGGGTGTGTGGACCGCAAAGAAGCGATACATGCTTAATGTACATAACAGTGAGGGTATTCAATACAAGGAACCCAAACTAAAGATCATGGGTATTGAAACGACTCGATCTTCTACGCCACAGTTTGTTCGAGACAAACTGAAGACGGCGATCAAATTGATTCTTACCAGTGATGAAGAATCTGTTATTGAATTCATTGATCAAGTTCGAGTTGATTTTTTCAACCAGAGACCCGAAGATGTTGCGTTTCCCCGAGGTGTCTCTTCTCTGGAGAAGTATCAAGACTCAGCTAGTATATACAGAAAGTCAACGCCGATTGCAGTCAAAGGTGCGTTGATATATAATCATTACTTGAAAGAGTATGGTATCCAGAGAAAGTATCAAGAAATCCAAGAGGGTGACAAGATAAAGTTTCTATACCTCAAGCAGCCAAATCCAGTTGGTGGTGTATACGGTACTGATCATGTTATATCTTTTGCAAATTCTATCCCAAAAGAGTTTGAATTGTTTGAGTTTATCGACTATGATAAGCAGTTCCAAAAGAGTTTCTTAGATCCTCTCAAGAACATTCTTGACGCAATCGGTTGGAAGCACGAAAAGATTTCCACCCTCGAATCACTATTTTAGGAGAACGTATGTCATTTTTAGAATCTATGGTAAAGAAAGCAAACAATGAATATGCAAATATTGTCTCTCAAGGACTTGAAGGGAGCGACATAAGTGGATTCGTTGACACTGGGTCTTATATTTTTAACGCTCTTCTTTCTGGCAGCCTTTACGGGGGTATCCCTGACAATAAAATTCTTGCTATTGCTGGCGAGAGTGCCACTGGTAAGACTTATTTTACGATGGGCATTGTACATAAATTTCTCCGTGATCGCCCTGATGGTGTTGTACTCTATTTTGATAGCGAGCAAGCAGTAACATCAGACATGTTCAAGGATCGTGGTTGTGATACTAATCGAGTTGCTGTTTTCCCTGTAGCGACAGTAGAAAACTTCCGTCACCAAGCTATCAGTATCGTGGACAGTTACCTTGAACTTCCCGTGAGTGAACGTAAGCCTATGCTTATATGTCTTGACTCACTTGGGATGCTTTCTACTGAGAAAGAAATGACTGACACCGCAGAGGGTAAGCTAACCAAGGACATGACTCGCGCACAGTTGGTGAAGGCTACCTTCCGCGTTCTTACCATGAAGCTGGGTAAGGCAGGAATTCCCCTGATCATGACGAATCATACCTACGATGTCGTTGGTTCCATGTTCCCACAGAAGACTATGGGTGGTGGTTCTGGACTGAAGTATGCCGCTTCGACGATCGTTTATCTCTCAAAGAAGAAGGTGAAAGAAGGAACCGATGTCATCGGAAATATCATTCACTGTAAACTCTTCAAGGGTCGATTGACGAAAGAAAATTCTATGGTTGATGTCATTCTAAATTATGATCATGGTCTTAGTCCTTACTACGGACTGACTGATGTTGCCTTGAAGTATGAAATCTTCAAGAAGGTATCTACTCGACTGGAGATGCCAGACGGAACCAAGATCTATGAGAAGCAGCTATACAAGCAACCAGAGAAATATTTTACAGAAGAAATCATGCAGAGACTAGAGGAAGCGGTTGCTTCTGAGTTCAAGTATGGTACAATGGAAACCCCAGAAAAGGAGCAAACCGATGAGTCAAGTGAAGTTTGAGTATATTGCTATTGAGGGATTGGAAACAGATGCCATTAGTATCCTTGAAGGGGATTACGAAGGGTTGCATTTCCACTATGGAACCGTTTCTTTCAATGAACAAGAAGATGATACCATTGAAATGAAGTTCAACTATAATATTCTAAGTAAGCCTGATGGATTTGAGGACAATGATAGCTTCAAAAACTTTGCAGGGGATCTCTTGGTACGTATTATGGAAGAAGAGCTACCTTCGTTAGCTCAGGAGGGATCCTACGATGATATAGAGGGTGTTCCTCCGCTGTTAGAAGAACAATTGAAGTCCCTAAAAGAAGATCAAGATAAGAAGCGAGACGGAGTAGAGTATGCAGAGAGTGGAACAAACGATTCTTCGACACCTGATCCACACGGATGAATTTTCCAGAAAAGCCTTTCCCTTCATACAACCCGAATACTTTTCTGATCGTTGTGACAAAATTGTATTCGAATTAATTTCTCAGTTCATCGCAAATTATAATACTCTTCCTGCGCCAGAAGCTATTCGTATCTCCTTGAATGAGAGACGTGATCTTGCTCAGTCTGAGTATGATGATTGTGTTACTTTGATTCGTGAGATATCTGATAAGCCTGAGGATGTTGATTCAAATTGGTTGGTAGAAACAACAGAATCATTTTGTCAACGTCGAGCAGTATATAATGCCATCATGGAATCCATCCAGATCATTGATGGTAAGAGTAAGGCGAAAACAGAAACCGCTATCCCACATATCCTTTCAGATGCTCTTTCAGTATCGTTCGATGCACACATTGGACATGACTATATTGAAGATGCTGATGCTCGATATGAATTTTATCACAAGGTAGAAAATCGTGTTCCGTTTGATCTTGAATTTATGAACTTGATCACCAATGGTGGGACTCCGAACAAAACCTTGAACATTGTGATGGCGGGAACTGGTGTCGGTAAGTCTCTATTCCTGTGTCATCATGCAGCAAATTGTTTAACACAGAACAAGAATGTTCTTTACGTTACATGCGAGATGGCAGAGGAAAGAATTGCGGAACGTATCGATGCAAACTTAATGGATATTGGTATGGACGAACTTCATCAGCTTTCAAAACAAGTTTATGATTCCAAACTCAGTAGAGTTTCAAATGAGTTCAGTGGTAAATTGATCATCAAGGAATATCCCACATCAACGGCTACTTCTAACCATATTCGGATTCTTATTGAAGAGTTGTCGATGAAGAAGAAGTTCAAGCCAGATATCGTGATTGTTGATTACCTAAACATCTGTGCAAGTGCTAGACTGAAGAACAACGGCAACGTGAACAGCTACAACTACATCAAAGCAATCGCTGAAGAACTTCGTGGTCTTGCTGTTGAGTACAACGTTCCTGTCTTCTCTGCAACTCAGGTAAACAGGAGCGGATTCGCTTCTAGTGATTTTGGACTTGAAGATACTTCAGAATCTTTTGGGTTGCCAGCGACTGCTGACTTCATGATTGCTATGATCGGTACAGAGGAACTGGACGAACAGAATCAAGTTCTCATCAAGCAACTGAAAAACCGATACAACGATGCAGTATCTAACAGAAAGTTTGTTCTTGGTATTGATCGGTCTAAGATGAAGCTGTATGATGTGAAGGATGCAACTCAAGTAGGTCTTGTTCAATCAAACCAAGACAAACCAACTGATGTGTATGGTTCAGGTTTCGGCGAGATGAAAGAAAAATCAGACTTCACTGAATGGTCTATATGAGTACATACGTTGACAAAAAGTTTATCAATCTGGTTTCTGTTCGATTAGAAAAGTTTAGTTGGAAAAGTGACAAGTTAGCAAATTGTAGATGTCCTCTCTGTGGGGACTCGAAGAAGAATAAAAATAAATGCAGAGGATACTTCTATAAGAAGAACAATGACTTCTTCTACAAGTGTCACAACTGCGGAGCTGGAACTTCACTGTACAGATTTTTAGAGTCGGTGAGTCCACAGTTGATGAAAGAGTATTCTCTTGAGCGATGGAAGAATGGGGAAAATGGTTATTCTAACTATATAAAACCAGAAGAAACAAATATGTTCGGAATGTTTAGCAAACCAAAATTCAAACCCAATTCATCCTTACTTAAGGATTTGGTGTCTATTGATAAGTTGAAATCGAATCACAAGGCACATGAATTCTGTAAGATGAGAAAGATTCCAGAGAAGTTCTATGACATTCTCTATTATGCTGATGACTTCGGTTCGTGGATGTCAAAGCTAGATCCAGAGTGTCTTGCAGTTGGTAAAGAGGAACGTCTCGTCATTCCTTTCTTCAATAAAGATGGTGATGTTATTGGAGCGCAAGGTAGACTTCTCTCGTTTAAGGGAGAAGATACTGCTAGAACGAGTGTGCGATACATTACTGTCAAGGGTGACAAGAGTATCGATCGTCTGTGGTATGGACTTTGGCGTGTCGATCCCAAGAAGAGGGTCTATGTTGTCGAAGGACCAATCGACAGTCTATTCATTCCGAACACAATTGCAATGGTTGGTGCGGGTGCAATAGAAAATCTGCATGATAGGTTGATGGGTACTGATGTCGTTTATGTTCTTGATAATGAGCCTAGAAACAGACAAATTGTCAACTACATGGACAGACTCATAAATAAAGATTGTAAGGTTTGTATTTGGCCTAGTACAATCAAAGAAAAGGATATTAATGATATGATCTATACCAAGTCAGCAAAAGAAATTCAAAAGATCATGGATAGTAATACATACAGCGGACTAGAAGCCAGACTACATTTTAGAAACTGGAGAAGATCATGAGCAAAGAAGACGAAGAAGACAAAGAAGAAATTCCAGACGAAGTTTACCTCGCTGCTGTGTTAAATTTCGGTAGGAAGTTTTCTGAATATGTAAAAACGATGGATAAAACTCTCTGGGAAAGAGCTATTGCTTACGCCAAAGATTTTGTAGAAGTTGAAGGTTACGAAGTCTTATTTAATTATACAGAAACTGAGGATGATGATGACGAAGACGAGTGAAAAAGTATTGAATAAGGGTCATGTTGATCTGGTTGATCACATGGGATCTGATCTTACTGTTTGTAATGCCGCCAGAGTTTCTTTCAACAATGAAACTGACTGGGCAACTGACGAAGAAGCAGTACAGCGTCTCAGAAACTCAGGTTCTTCTTATCACAAAGAAGATGTTCGTAAGTTATCTGATAGGGACATCAAACTTCTAAATTTTCTTGCAAGAGAAAATCATTGGACACCATTCGCACACCCACAGATTACATTGAGGATCAAGGCACCAATCTCGATTCGGACACAGTTCTTCAAGCACAAGCAGGGATTTGTCGAGAATGAAATCAGTCGTCGATATGTTTCATTCAAGCCGGACTTTTATATACCACAATGGAGAGGTAAGCCTGAAGGTAGTGCAAAGCAGGGTAGTGAAGAATTTATGGCGATAAAGGGTGAAAATGTTCGCTCATATGGTAATGCTATGGAACTCTGTCTCTATACCTATGATCATCTCATTGCAGAAGGTGTCGCACCAGAACAGGCTCGTTTTGTCTTGCCACAGGCAATGTTCACTGAATGGTACTGGACTGGTTCCCTTTCTGCATATGCCAGATTCTACAGTCAGCGGAGCGATGAACATGCTCAGTGGGAGATTCGTGAATATGCAAGAGTTATTGGTAAGATCATAGAACCACTATATCCTCATTCGTGGAGATGTCTTACCAAATAAATAAAGTAATGACTATACACAAAGATATTAATTTATGTTCCGAGTCCAATATAGGTAAAACTGTTTTTTATCATGGCACAATACTCCCCGATCTTGATCAAGGAGATTCTTTTAATATTACGGATGATACCAGTACTCTAGTATATCAAGTTGGTTATGGTGCTTCCTCTGTCAATCTTGTGAATGAAGATATACACTTGACTCTTGTTGGTTCCTCTCGACACATCAATGAATCTTTTAGTCAATTGAATCTTGAACCAAAATCTGTTCTGGTTGAAGAGATCATAGAACAAACGACACTAACAGAAATTATCGGTCCTGTGGGTCCAATTGGACCCCACGGAGAACAGGGTGATCAGGGCTTTCCTGGCATTCCTGGCCGTGATGGAAAGGATGGAACCGATGGCAATCAGGGTGAAAAGGGCGGACAGGGTGAGCGGGGTGAAAATGGTGAGCAGGGATCGCAAGGCGAGCAAGGATTACATGGCGAGCGCGGGCCTGAAGGTGAGCATGGTGGACAAGGGTCTCAAGGTGAGCAGGGCCCGCAGGGTGAACTAGGCCCTCAAGGTGAACAAGGCCCTCACGGTGAACAAGGAATCCAAGGTGACCACGGCGATCGCGGTGATCAAGGTGTACATGGTGAACAGGGGCTATCAGGTATTCAAGGATCACAAGGAGAGATGGGTAAACCAGGCTCCCAAGGTGAACGAGGTGAGCAGGGACTCATAGGCCTTCGCGGTAAAAATGGAAAAGAAGGAAAACATGGCCCGAAAGGTGATAAGGGAGATCGTGGTGATAAGGGAGAAGATGGTATTGCTAATGTAGCTGGACCTCTACGCTATGACACTACGTCCCGAACCATATCAGTAAGTGAAGATTGGATAAACTCTCTTGGTACTTTATTGCCAGGAAACCCAATCATTGGTGGTGGTGGTGATCTTTTTGGTGTAAAGAAAGACGGTTCTCATGTACCATTCGGGAATGTAGTTCGTTACATTGACTTTAGAGGTTCTGGTATAACCGTTTCTTCTGATGGTGTGGACGCAGTTGTTAATATTGCAGGTCCAACCGACACTGCAAACTTAATATTCAAAAGTGGTGGTAATAATAAAGTAGCACAAGATCTTGACTTGGATAACTTTAACCTCTATAATGCTCGTCTAGACGGTGGAACTTTTTAAGCTATATAAGTTATCTAATTTTCAAACAGGAGTGAAGTTTTATGTCATGGAATTTGCCTAGTCTCTATCAATCTTTTATTCATCTTTCTCGTTATTCTCGTTGGTTACCCGAAGAAGGTAAACGTGAAAATTGGGAAGAAACTGTGACTAGGTACTTTGACTTTTTCACTGATCACTTGAAAGAAAATTGTAATTATGATGTTGAGCCTAAACTAAGAAAAGAGCTTCAAGAAGCAGTATTGAATTTAGAAATCATGCCCTCAATGAGAGCATTGATGACTGCTGGAGAAGCCCTTAAGAGGGACAATATTGCAGGGTATAATTGTGCCTACGTTAGTGCAAGTAAAGTTAAGTCGTTTGATGAGATTCTGTACATTCTCATGTGCGGAACTGGAGTTGGGTTCTCTGTAGAACGTGACCTCATCAAAACTCTGCCGACGATAGCTGAGGAGTTTGAAGACAGTGATACTACAATTGTTGTACAAGATTCGAAAATGGGTTGGTCGAAAGCGTATCGAGAGTTGTTTAGCCTGCTCATTGGAGGTCAAGTTCCAAAATGGGACACGAGCAAGATTCGTCCTGCCGGTGCGCGCCTTAAAACTTTTGGAGGAAGAGCAAGTGGACCTGAACCACTTGAAGACTTGTTTGAATTCACCGTCGAAACCTTTAGACGAGCAAAGGGTAGAAAACTTACTTCTATCGAATGTCACGATCTCATCTGCAAAATTGCAGAGATTGTGGTTGTCGGAGGGGTTCGCAGGTCCGCATTGATCTCTCTATCATCTCTCACCGACGAGAGAATGAGAGATGCAAAGACTGGACAGTGGTGGGATGCAGATCCACAACGTGCATTAGCAAACAACTCAGTTTCCTATAAGGAGAAACCAGAAACTGGTATCTTCATGGAAGAGTGGTTGGCTCTGTATAAGAGTAAGTCGGGAGAGCGTGGTATCTTTAACCGCGATGCTGCAAAGAAGCAAGTCGAAAAGGCCAATGAATTTAGAACTCGACTCGAATCAGACTTTAGAACCAGAGAAGTCGATCATATTTTTGGTACAAACCCGTGTAGTGAAATTATTCTACGAGACAGGGAGTTCTGTAATCTTACTGAAGTGGTAGTTAGGGAGAAGGATACAGATGAGAGCTTAGAACGTAAGGTTCGTCTTGCCACTATTCTCGGAACGTGGCAATCAACATTGACAAACTTCAGATACGTGTCTGGAGATTGGAAGAAGAACTGCGAAGATGAACGGCTTCTTGGTGTCTCTATGACAGGGATCATGGACTGCAAGCTGACAAGAGAGACAAAGAACCTCGGAGATCGTCTAGAACGCTTCAGAGCAGCAGCCATTATCACAAACAAGGAACATGCGACTGCACTGGGTATCCCACAGTCCGCTGCGATCACTTGCGTCAAACCGTCAGGAACCGTCTCTCAGCTCGTTGACGCTGCTTCTGGTATCCACGCTCGTCACAGTGAGTACTACGTCAGAACCGTGAGAGCGGACAACAAAGATCCTCTGTGCATCTTCATGAAGGATAGGGGTTTCCCTTGTGAGCCAGATGTCATGAAGCCAGAACATGTTACTGTCTTTTCCTTCCCTATACATTC